CGTCCAATCGCACTTCAACGGTGTCTGTGCCGACACCGACAATGACCCCAACCTTGAAGAAAATGTCGTTGGCTGGTTCATCCGTGACGGAGCCGGTCAAGTTGAAGTAGGCCGCCGAAAAGAGCTGGCCTACACCCGGCAGCTCATACACGCCTTCGGTAGAAAGTTCGTTTCTTTCGCCCTCCTCTGTGGTGAGGTTTGCGATGCCGAACAGGTTGCCAAGGACATAGCCCTGGCCGGATACATAGCCCCCGGCGGGAGTGATTACCGAGATCGTGTTGCCCGGCGCGATATAGTTTTTCATGGACTGCTCCTACTAGAATTGGGGTGAGAATGACGGCAACAAAAAAGGGGCCGAAGCCCCTCGTTTTGCCGGGTCGGAAGCCGCTTAGGACTTCTTGACCTTGTAGATGCCCTGGTCGCCGATGAAGCCGACGCCGAAGTCGTGGACGACGCGCAGCTCCATGCCGAGACGGCTCCAGCCTTCCTGTGTGTCGACCATCGGGCCGCTGTTGCCGCCGAGGTAGCCGTAGGTGAGGACGGGGGCGTCGGCCGGGTTGGTCGCGCCGTACCAAGCGTTGTGCGCGTCGAGGTTGGCTTCGACGATGACCTTGAACTTGCCGCTGAACGGGTTCACGTCGCCAGTGACGGCCGCCAGGATGCTGGTCGCCAGCTTCTCGGTATCCGTCTCGAGGGATGGATCGACGATCAGCCATGCCAGGTTGAAGTTGAGCGGGATGCCCTCAGACTTCCGGCTGCGCAGCGCGGCGCGGATGGCGGAGAGGATGGCAATGTCCGGAGACGCGACAGGCGCGGCATGGAGGTTGCCGTGGTCGGCGTGGAACGCGGACTTGCCGTCGTAGTTCATCTTCGGGTTCGCGAGGACGAGATCCCAGGCCGCCTTGTTTTCCTGAGCCGCGATGCGGCGTCCGAGCTTGCCGAAGTGCTGCGTCAGGTAGCCCGTGCTGTCGTTGATCAGAAGGTTCCTGGACAGCGGGATGCGGATCGCCTCGGTGCCGACGCGGGTCTTCTCGAGACGCGCATCGTTGATCGTCGCGGCCTGGATCTCTCCACCTTCACCGAGCGGCTTCAGCGCCGGGAACTCGGAGCCACGCATGTATTCGTGGTCACGGAAGTCGCCGAAGTTCGACTGCGTGCCGATCTGACGATAGGTCGTGGGAGCAGCGGCGTAGTCGGCTTGCATCACGCGGTGCATCGCGGTCGAGAGCATGACGGGAAAGTCGGAGGTCGTGTGCAGGGCACGGGCGACCAGCTCTTCCTTGGAGAAAATCGGGCGTTCGCCGCGAGCGACGAGAATCTCGGCGAAACCTTCGAGCATGGAGCGGCCGAGGAACTCTGTGGCCTTGCCTTCCGCGCGGATATTGGCGGAGACCTTGGCGGCAAGCGCGTCCTCGAAGGCGCGGCTCAGAACCGCGGGGTCGTCGTAGCTGTGGCCGACGCGGATCGTGGACGATGTCTGCGTGGAGTGCGAACGCTCCGCCATGATGTCGAGAACTTTGCCGTTGGCTTCCTCGACGGTTAGGCCGCGCGCAGCCATGTCGTCGATCACGTCGGCATCGATGTTGAACTTGCGGCCGAGCGTGCGAATGGCGTGCTGGCGGGCGCGGTCGGCTTCGACGGCGCGGGTCGCGATCGCCTGGGCGTCGACTGCGGGCGCGACGGGCGCGATGCCGCGGTTGGCTTCGGCTGCGTCGTCGGCAACGGTTACTTCGACTTCAATGCCGTCGACGATCTTCTTGATGGTCTTCATATGGGATTCTCCAGTGGGGGAAACAGAGCGGTTGAGGATCAGGTGACAGGGATACGCCCCGTCGTCGCCGTCCTTCCGGACGACTGTCGCCCCCGCATCGGCAGGGACGGACACCAGTGAAATTTCGAAGGGTTCCCAGTCGGTCGCCGTCAGGGTCGGGATCTTGTCGCCGTCCTTGGTTTCCGTCAGGGAATGGATGCGGTAGCCGACAGACACAGAGCGAACGATGCCTTGCCTGACCTTGTTGAGAACGGCCTCCGCGTCGGGAGAGCCGGTCTCCATCCTGAACTGGACGAAGCCCTGGCCGTTATCGATCCAGGCGCGCTCGACGACACCGAAGGTGTTCCGGACACCCTGCTCGTGATCGAGGAGGATCGGCAGCGCGCCGGAGTCGAGACGTCCGGTTCGAACATGGCCGGGCTGCACCGACAGGACTTCGAGGAAGTCACCGTAGTCCCAGTTCCAGCGGCGGACCGCCGCCCCGGTCGAGTAGCAGGCGACAAAGACGTTGTCGTCGGCGCCCTCCATTTGCTCGGCACGGGTGACGGTTGCCTCGCGGTAGACCGTCGAGAGCGTAAGGTTTCTCAGCATGTCTTTCATGCGGAACTCCTAGTCGGTGGCGCGTTCTCATCGTCCTCGGGAGCGCCATCCGCGGTCCCCGGAGGGGCCTTCGCCGAGAGCTTGAGGAGCATCTGCAGGAACGGGTGCTGCGCGTCCTCGCCGAACGTCGCCTTGAAGAAGTCGATCTCTTCCTTGAGCGCAGTGATATGCTGGACGGGGTTCTTGCCGCGGGCTTTGATCCTCTCCGCGAACGTGTCGAGGCCGAATTCAACGTCGGCGCGCTCGGCGGCGCCGTCCTTCATCGGGTCGACGACATCGGGAGGATCGAAGGTGATCTCGATTGGACTGTCGGATGTCTTCCAGAGCGAGGCGAGCTGCCCAGCTTCCAAAAACCATTCGGCAACCCGCACAGCCGCCGGATACAAGATTAGCGACTGCTTCTGCCGGACGGCGCGGTTGAATTCCATTTTTCCGGCGCGAAGCGATGAGTAGTTCGCTCCTGTCAGGTCGCTGTAGGCCTGGTCGTAGGTCAGACCCATGCCGACCGCAGCGAGACGGATCAGCGTTGAGACCAGCACCGAGTGACCGGAGCTGTTCGACGGGTCGACAGGCGTGATCTGATCGCCCGGCCGAGCATATCGAATTATGCCGGGAGTGATCTCGTCATCCGACTGGATATAGTCGCTGTCGCCCTGACCAGCAGGAACGGGAGCATTCTGCCCTGTGTTCGACTGGCTGGTGATCACGAGCGAAAAGCAGGCTTCGATCTTCGCTTTCATTCGCAGTGCGTCGAGGTACTCTGAGAAGTCCTCGAGCGTCTCGAGGATCGCATGGAACCACGTTACGCCGAGGCTGTTATTGCGATCCCGGACGAACAGGTGGATGATTTCGTCGGCGGGAACGCGGGTCGACTGATAGTTCGTCGCCCAGCGCTTCCACGAGCGTTCGCCGGGATGCTGGTCGAACAGCCAGTATGCCACCCTGACATCTGGATACTTCTTGTCGTACTCGATACCCATCACGATCGGGTTGCCGTTCTCGGCCTCGCCGTTGCGATTGATATCGAGGAAGTCCGGCTCGAGAACCTGCAGCTTCGCCGGCACCTTCATCCGTTTGAAGTCCGGATGGTCGCGCCCGATGATCACCCGGCGAATGAAGGCGTTGCCATCGCGGACCATGATGGCGGTAGCCAGGGAAAATAGAGCATGGCCGTCGGAGAGGCCGGTCGAATCGCACAGAGTCGATCCGAACCACTCGACGAAGGTGTCGTTCTGCCGCTTGGCGGCAGTCTTACCGCCCGCCAGTGCGGCGAAGGTCGTCGCGAAGCCCTCTCCGATAAGATGATTGACCCACAGCTCGACCATACGCTTGGCAAGCCCGCTGTCGCGCGCCTGCGCCCTCGCGCGACTGCGAAGCTCGACCATGTACCGCTCTGTGAGAACGTCAGGACCGACGTTCGTGGAGGTGCGGTTGTCGCGGAGGCGTGTGCGCATCGCCGCGGCGTAGCGCGTATGGTTCGACCAGGTGATGGACAGGGCCTGACGGGCGACCGAGCGACGAAGGCCACGCTCGGGGCTAACGTACATGACCGCCTTGTCGATGATGTTCAGGGACATTCGGCTACTCCCTGACGTAACGAGCGCGGCGGTTGAAAGTGGACGGACGTCGGGAGACCTCCGCCTGCATGATCGCCAGGCGGGCCTGCATCGCGTCGAAGGTGTCGAAGGTGATCATCCGGCCACCTTCCATGGTCTGCTTCACGCCGCTGGCGATGGCGGCCTTCAGGCGATCCACGTCGGCTTGTGTCCAGGCCATGAGACCTCCTATCGGCGGTGCAGCCAGCTATCGCGCGGGCGGCGAGGCTTCTGAGTGGGCGATGTCGCCGGCTGCTGAACCGTCTCCGGCTCAGGTTCGGCTACGACCGTGATGTCGTCGGTGCGCTGTGAGAGGCGGGGCAGATCAGGCGCCGGCGGCGCGTTGAAGTCCGGATTGCCGAAGCGGGCTTCCATGGCCGTCCACTCGGCGTCGGACCACTTCTCCATGCCTCGGGCGATGCCCATGGCGCGGTTGTAGACCCAGCAGTCGAGCATTTCGTTCGCGCCGGTCTGGACCCAGTCGGCTTTCTCCTCGCTCCAGTACTCGGCCACCAGCTCCTTCAGCGTGCTCTCGTCGAGCCACTTCGGGATATGGACGTATCCGAGCGGATGAGGCTTGCCGGATGTCGGCTTGTCGAGTTTTAAGAGGACGAACAGCTCCTGTTTCAGGAGGTGGCCGCCGATCATGTGGACTCGGACCTCGTCGGAGTTCGACTTGGAGCCCTGCTTGTTCTTCAGGTCCATGGGCGAAGACGCGGCGATCGGAGGAGCGTTCAGGTTCTTCGCGCCGCGGATCGGCATGGCGAAGTCCAGCCCCATCTTCCGACACCAGTTGTATGCGGGGCGAGTAGCGTAGCCGGTGTCGACGGCGATCCTCTCGAGGCCGAGCATGTCTTCGCCGTTTTCATGAGGCCATTTCCGGCGTGCGAACTCAGTGAGCGCCTCCCAGACCTTGCCCTCGTACGGAGACCCGAAGATTTCCTTATGCTCGACGAGCCACGACGATCCGCCGCGGCCGTGCGCCCAGACGAAGACTTCGAGACGTCCGCCGTCGGCAGCCTGGATGTCGACCGCGGCCGTGAGGAAGCAGCCGCCGTAGGGGACGATGCCTGCCTTCCAGTCGTCGCGGCGTTCCGACAGGATCTTCCAGTCCGGAGCGTCACCGCGAACCCGCCACACTTCGCCGAGCGTCGTGTTGACGAAGGTCTTGAACGTGATCGGGGACTTGTACGAGTCGAGGAACTTGCGGACGAGCTTCGGCCACGACGCGCCGGGCTGCGGCGAGTACAGGGCGTTGATGTGGAACCCCGCATGCCCGGTCTGTTCGTAGACCTCCGGAAACTCGGCCTTCCAATGGCCGTTGTCGATCATCCAGAGCTTCTTCGTCTCCGGAATCCGGCAGCCGTTGATGCACTGGTACCAGAACTCGGTCGGCGCCTTCTTCGGCATCCAGTGGATGCCGGGATCGTGCTCTCCGCCATCGCCCCAGATCAGACGCTGGTGCGTCTTGCAGGTGGGACAGGGCACCTGATAGTGCCGCTGGTCGGACTGCAGGAAACGCCGGTAGACCTTGGAGATCGCCTCTTCGGTCGGCGTGGAGCCCGCGATGTCCTTGGGATCGTAGGCCTGCATGAGACGTTCGGCGATCAGGGAGAGCTGGTCGCCTTCATCCCCGGCCTCGACAGGCCATCCGTCGATCTCGTCGGAGACGACAGCGTCGGCATCGTGGTCACGGAACCCGCCCGGAGAGTTCGCTCCGATGGCTTTGAGGGAGCCGCCGGGAAAGTACTTCTCTGTGATCGTGTCCCGCGCCGTGCTGAAGGTCGACTTCGCCCATCTGAGCGACGACATGACCGGCCATCGGAGGACGGCGGCGATGTGCTCCTTCATGAACTTCTTGGCATCGTCGATCGTTGGACGAGCCATCAGGATGTTGCCGGGCTCGTGCTCGTATCGGAAGCCGAAGTAGGCCAGCAGGATCTGCGTGTAGCCCACGCGAGTGGACTTCATCAGTGTGACCTTGGAGGTCCGCGGGTTGTTCAGCTCGTCGAGGATTTCGACTTGGAAAGCCCATGGGTAGTAGCGGCTGCCGTCCTTCAGGCGGGCATGCTCCCGAGCCCAGGCCGAGATGCTAACCCGCTCTGGCGGCTTGATGACGCTGAAGGCCCGGCGGAGATCGACAGCGACCTTTCCGCAGCGGACGAACAGCGTGTCGGTGACGCTAGTCTTCGTCGTCGAGTTCGATGTCGTCGGCTTGGACTTCTTTGCCGATGCTTTCGACGGGCGTCGACGCGAGTTCGTCGAGGGCTTCGCGGATACGCTCATCGAGGTACTCCCGAACTTCGACCTCGATCTCCATCGTCGCTAGACGTCCGGCGTGCTTCTTCGGGATTTTCAGAAGAACCGTCTTCACGCGGGAGAAGGCGGAGGAGACCGCCTGCAGCATGTCTGATCGCTCGATCAGTTCGCCGAGAGTCTTCCGCTTTTTGATTTCCGCCAGCTCGATCTGAACGCCGCGGAGGAGCGCGAGCTGAATGTCAGGGTCGAGGCGGACATCCACAGGGCCTTCGTCTTTCTGCTCCGGACGTCCTGCCGCCGAATTGCGAAGGTGCAGGATGTAGGCCTCGCGACATCTGTCCTGTTCTAGGACTGTCATGTTCTGCCGATCGATGTCCGATGGCAGCACGCCCCGGTCGAACAGCTCGCGGACTGACCGCGCACCCCGATCAAGGACGAGGTGTTTCGCGAGGGCATCCTGCTTGACCTTGGCGGGTCGGGTTGGCTTCCTGGAAGTTTCCGAGGCCATTTCCGTCCCTTCCGAGGTCCGCCGACGCGGCGGCGGCGCCCCCTATGCGAAAAAATTCGAAAATATTCAGAGTTCGGACTTTCGCCCCCCGTGTTCCCTTAGGGTCGGGGGAAGAACCTATCTGTTTACAAACACCCGGCGGCCTTCGCCTTCGTCCACGCCGTTGGCTGACGAGACGGTGTCGGGGACGACGGGCGGGATCGGGCCATAGTGCTGGAAGGCCCAGCCGTGGCCATGGCGCGGCCTCCACCATGCGCGGCCGTGTCCCATGCGGGAGAGGACGATGACCGCGCTCGGAGGGCCGCAATCTGGGCTTCGTGGATTGGGTGTGGCCGACGCCGCCGTCGCTACAGGGGGACGGGAGAGCGCCAGGGCATCGGCCGGTCCGGCCGTGGGCCGGATACGAAGACGCCCCGAGACCGGAGTGGTCGTCGGGGCGTGGATCGTGCGATTACCAAGACGATGCTCTTCGTGGCCGACGGCGTCAAGCGTAGTCCAATCCGCCGGCAGGAATGTGTGTCGGGTGCTGCGCCGCTCC